TTAAAAAAAGATGGCAAGCTAACTCGCAAAGCTCTTGCACTACGCAAGTGGAATTGTGGGTCAGTATAAATTAACAAAGTAGAAATCTAAATATCTAAGTGCCTGATGCGTCAGATACCACTTGAGAGAAAGGATTGAAACGAAGTTAGTTTCTCGAATTTGTAAATTTAATCAAGGAGTTTTTCTATGGCTAACGCCACAGTCTCACGCCTTGGTCTGATTAATAACACTGGTACAGGTTTTAACGACCTTTTCTTGAAAGTCTTTTCGGGAGAAGTTCTTAC